GCCATCGGATAATAGCGTTCCAACTGCGCCAACGGGTGGCGAACCACAAGCACCGCAATTCAATGTAGTTGGAAATAACGGAATGAATCAATTAGCGCAGTTACAACAACAACCTATTCAGGCGTACGTAGTAAGCTCCGAAATGACAAGTGCGCAATCGTTGGAACGTAACCGAATAAATAATGCAACAATTTAAGAAAACTTTAATTATAACGATATGCGAATAGTAGAATTAATTATAGACGAACAAGACGAGCAAAGCGGGATTGACGCAATAAGCGTGGTAATGTCGCCCGCCATAGAATCTAATTTTATTCATTTGTCAAAACACGAAGTCGAATTAAAAGAAGTTGACGCAGAAAAGCGTATTTTAATGGGCGCGGCTTTAATACCGAACAAACAAATTTACCGCAAAAACGACAAGACAAAAGACGAATATTACATTTATTTTTCGGAAGCAACTATAAGAAAAGCAAGCGAATTGTTTTTAATAAACGCCAATCAAAATAATTCAACGTTAGAACATAGCCAAAAATTAAAAGGAATGTCGGTTGTAGAAAGTTGGATTGTTGAGGGCGAAAATGACAAATCTAAAAACTACGGGTTTAATTTTCCAAAAGGCACGTGGGTAATTTCTATGAAAGTAAACAACGACGAAATTTGGAACAAAGTTAAATTAGGCGAAGTAAAAGGATTCTCAATCGAGGGTTATTTTGCGGATAGGTACGAAATGAGTATTGACGAAGACGAACTTTTAATTGAAAAAATAAAAGCAATAATTAAAAATGGTGAAGCAAACTAGCGTACAAAACCACTTGAGAAAACCAAAAATTAAGCGTTCTGGAGTACACGCAAAGACACGAAATAGTGGGTTAAAATCAAGTAAAAATTACAAAAAAAGTTACGCAAGGCAAGGAAGATAACAAAAAACATAAATACGTTTTAAGGCGGTTTTAACGCGATTTAACGAACTTTAATACTTTGACGATAGATTATACCTAAAACTAAAGATAATGAAAAATCCAACAAACATAAAGGTTTCCGACGTAGCAAAAAAAGAAATTGAAAGACCGCGTTCAAGTCCAATTAATGGTCGAAGGGGTTGTTTATGTAAGGACGGAAAACGCTATTCTAGGAAGTGTTGCGACGGATCGTTGCAAGCTCAAGGAATAGGAAACGTAAACTAATTTTACAACAAAAAATAAACAAATTAATTATTATAATATAAACTAAAAATCAAATATGAAAACAAGCGTAATTAATGAAATCAAAAATTTACTTGGAATGGAAGTAAAATTGGAACAAAGAAAAATGGCGGACGGAGTTACACTAATCGAAGCAGACGCGTTCGAAATGGATAACGAAGTTTTTGTTATAACCGAAGACGAGCAAAAAATACCTGTTCCGATTGGCGAGTACGAAATGGAAGACGGAATGATTTTAGTTGTTGTTGAAGAAGGAATTATATCCGATTTCAAAGATGCCGAATTAAAAGAAGAAGAAGAAGCGCCAGTTGTTGAAGAAGAAGTTGTTGAAGAAGAAGTTGAAGCAAAAGCTACAAAATCAGCACCAAAGAAAACAATCGAATCAATCGTAAAAGAAAGTTTCTTTAGTGAATTAGAAAAACTAGCAAAAGAAAATAAAGAGTTAAAAGCTAAATTGGAATTGTTAACCAAAGTTGACGCAGTCGCTAAAGATACGACCGAACTTTCGGATATTAAGCCAATTTCGTTTAACCCTGAGAATACAAAAGAAATTGAATTCCACAAAATCGGTTCTAAAAGACCGCGCAACGTAATGGATTCTATATTAGACAAAATTAAATAATATTAACAATTAAAAATTAAAAAGAAATGCCTACACAACCAATTATTACTACAACTTACGCGGGACAATTTGCGGGTAAGTACATTAGTGCCGCTTTATTAAGCGCACCAACAATCGAAAATGGCGGAGTTACCGTTATGCCGAATATCAAATTTAAGTCAGTTATTCAACGACTTGAAAGCGCAAACGTTTTAGAAGACGCGTCTTGTGATTTCCAAACAAACTCAACGGTTGATTTAACTGAAAGAATTTTAGAAGTTAAAGATTTACAGGTTAATATGCAACTTTGTAAGTCACAATTTCACAACACTTGGCAAGGAATAGAGCAAGGGTTTTCGTCTTTTGACACTTTACCAAAATCGTTTGCTGATTACTTAATTGCACACGTAGCTTCACAAGTTGCTTCAGCTAACGAAGTATCTTTATGGAATGGTTCAAGCGCAAACGCGGGAGAATTCGACGGCTTGTTTTCAACGGCTTTAGTTGACCCTTTGTTACCGCCAGCACAATTGATTAACAACGCAGTAATTACACCCGCTAACGTAATTGCTCAAATGCAATTAGTTGACAATGCAATTCCAGCAACACTTTACGGAAAGTCAGATTTGAAAATTTATGTTTCTCAAAACGTTGCTAAGGCTTACGTTGCCGCTTTAGGTGGTTTCGGTGCTTTAGGTGTTAACTCACAAGCAAACGCGGGTGTTGGTGCTCAAGGAACGCAATGGTACACAAACGGCGCTTTATCTTTTAACGGAACGCCTGTATTTATGGCAAACGGATTGCCTAACAATTCAATGTTAGCAACAACAACATCTAACCTTTACTTTGGTTGTTCTTTATTGAGCGATACTCAAGAAGTTAGAGTAATTGATATGTCGGATATTGACGGAAGCCAAAATGTTCGTGTAATTATGCGAATGGCTGCGGGAGCAACTTACGGAGTTATCGAAGACATCGTAGTTTACGGATAATCATTTAACGGGGCGGGCAACCGCCCCTTATTATAAACAATACTAAAAAAAAATAACTATGAGTTGTGATATTACACACGGAAGGTTGGAGCAATGTAAAGACGTCGTTGGCGGTTTACAAGCAATTTATGTACTTAATTATGGACTTTTTGACCCAACAATTGACGTTAGTTATGTTGGTACAACGGACGAAATTTCTTTAATTTCTTTACCCGCAGCAACACCCGTTTACAAATTTGAATTAAAAGGAACAAACTCTTTTGAAACAACAATTACAAGTTCACGTGAAAACGGAACTACATTTTTTGAGCAAGTTTTAGCGGTTACGTTAAAGAAACAAGACGTTCAAACGCACAAAGAAGTAAAATTACTTACTTACGGAAGACCAAACATTATTGTTAGAACAAACGCAAACCAATTCTTTATGGCTGGTTTGGTTCGTGGAATGGACGTAACAGCTGGAACTATTGGAAACGGAACGGCGCTTGGGGATATGAACGGATATTCTTTGACTTTTACTGGGCAAGAGGCTATACCCGCCAATTTTCTTGATTGTATCGACGAAACCAGTTTGTCGACACTATTAAACGGAGCAATTATTACGGTATAAAAGACGTTTTATTGGTTAAAACTAAAAGGGGGTTGCATTCGTGTAACCCTTTTTTTATAAAACAAAAACACGAAAATCTAATTATATCTATATGATAGTTTTAACTACAAATAATATTACAAGTCAAACCTTTAATTGTACGCCACGAACAGGCGTAATAACTGATTTATTAATTACCGACGAATCAACAAACGTTACTACAAACGTTCCAATTATTAATCAAGGGTTGTTTAGTTATTTTTATCAAATAGAAGCCATTTTTAACCTTACGGAAAATCGTTTTTATATGATTGAATTACAAGACACGAACGGAAATAGATTACTACTAGAAAAAGCATTTTGTACGGATCAACCTTTAGCGACGTTTTCAGTAAATAACGGGCAATATGTTTCGAATACCACAACAAACGAATTTATAATTTATGAATAATTACCACGTACTTAATTTATCGAGTTACACGACACCAATCGTCGAAGAAACGAACCGAGAAAATTGGGTTGATTTCTTAACGGAAAACGGCGAACAATACTTTGATTTCTTAATTGACCGCTACACGAATAGCACGACGAATAACGCAATAATAAATAATATTTGTCGCTTAGTTTACGGGCGTGGTTTGGGTGCGTTAGACGCTTCTAAAAAGGTAAGTGAGTATGCGCAAATGATGACTTTGTTCTCAAGGGACGACGTGCGTAAAATGATTATTGACCGAAAAATGCTTGGTCAATTTGCCGTTCAGGTACATTACTCAAAAGACCGAACAAAAATATTAAAGGCTTATCATATTCCAGTTAATCTTTTACGAGCTGAGAAATGCAATAAAGAGGGCGAAATAGCAGGTTACTATTATTCGGACAATTGGAACGATACAAGACAATTTCCACCTATGCGATATTCGGCGTTTGGGTTTTCAAATGATAACGTTGAAATACTTTATTCTAAGCCTTATTCGGTCGGAATGAAATATTATTCTTTTCCCGACTATCAAGGGGCGGTTGCGTATGCGTATCTTGAGGAATCTATAGCGGATTACCTTACCAACGAAGTTTTGAACGGATTTAGCGGTACTAAGGTTGTCAACTTTAACAACGGAGTACCAAGCGAAGAACAACAATCAATCATTAGTCAAAAGGTATTAAACAAATTAACAGGTTCACGAGGTCAAAAAGTAATTGTTGCTTTTAATGATAACGCAGAAAGCAAAACAACAATTGACGATATACCATTAAACGACGCCCCAGAACACTATACTTATTTAAGCGAAGAATGTTTAAGAAAAATAATGCTTGGTCATAACGTTACAAGTCCTTTATTATTTGGGGTTGCGTCTTCAAATGGGTTTGGTTCGAACGCGGACGAATTAAAAAATAGTGCGGTTCTATTTGACAATATGGTTATACGACCTTTTCAAGAAGAATTACTAGACGCCTTCGATACGATTTTACATTTTAACGGAATAAGCCTAAAACTATTTTTCAAGACGTTACAACCTTTAGAATTTACCGACTTAGAAAACGCACAAACCGAAGAACAAATAGCTGAAGAAACAGGAACGGAATTAAGCGCTGATCCAAAAGACGATGCACTTGCTCAAGCTCTTATTGATATGGGCGAAGACGTAAACCCTAATTGGATATTAATTGACGAATTCGAAGTTGATTACAACACCGAAGACGAAATAGATTTAGAAATTGAAAAGTTAAACACACCAAAAAAAAGCATATTCAATAAAATAGTTAACCTTGTTTCAACGGGAACGGCAATCCCACGAGCAAAAAGCGAACAAGACGAATTTATTGACGGAATTTTATTTATTACAAGATATGAATACGCAAACGATATAAGTTCTGATAGCCGTCAATTTTGTAAAAAAATGATTGCAGCTAATAAGGTTTATCGAAAAGAAGATATATTAAGAATGGAAACGCAAGTTGTCAACGAAGGTTGGGGACCAGAAGGAGCGTCAACTTACGACATTTGGTTATACAAAGGCGGCGGCGCTTGTCACCACGTTTGGAAAAGAAAAACATTTGTAGCCTTTGACGAAAAAACGGGAATAGACCCATTAAGTCCAAACGCAATAACAATTTCGACGGGCAAAGCGGAAAAGGCGGGTTATAGAGTTCGCAATCCGAACCTTGTTGCAATGCGTCCAAAAGATATGCCGTTCGAAGGATTTTTACCAACAAACAAAAGATTTCAATAATGGCAGAAGCATTACTAATTTCACGAAACGACATCGTAAAATTTACCGCACTTAACGGAAATATTGATACGGATTCTTTTATTCAATGGATCAAAGTGGCTCAAGATATTCATATACAAAACTACTTAGGTACTAATTTACTTGAAAAATTACAAAGTGACGTTACAAAATTAGTTACAAAAGTACCCGTTGCGGTTCAAGTAATTGCGGGCGGTTCGGGTTATTCGGGAGCTGGACTAACTACAACGGCAATTGCGCCAAGCGTTGGTTCGGGAATGGAAGTTAATTGCGGTTTTTCAGGTGGTTCAATTGTTACGGCAATCGTGTCTAATATTCAAGGTTCAGGGTATAACGTTGGCGACCAAGTTACGGTTGACGGCGGAAATAACGACGCAATTCTTCAAATTAGTCAATTGTTTTCAATCGCGCCAGATTACTTAAATTTATTAAACACTTACGTAAAGCCTATGCTTATTCACTGGGCAATGGTCGAATACTTACCTTTTTCGGCTTACACAATCGCGAATAAAGGCGTATTCAAACATACGAGCGAAAACGCAACAAGCGTAGAAAAAAACGAAGTAGATTTTTTAGTTGAAAAAGAACGAATGATTGCGCAGAATTATACGGAGCGTTTTATTACTTATATTAATTTTAACAATTCTTTATTCCCAGAATATAGCACGAATTCAAACGCGGATATGTTCCCCAGTACACAAAACAATTTCACAGGTTGGTATATATGAAAAAGAAGCACAAACCAAAAGAAACAAATATTAAAAAGTTACTCGTTTACTTAACGAAACTAAACAAAGAAAAAAAATAAGTATGGAACACTTACGAGCTTTATCAATTTTCTTTTTTATCTTTTCTTATTTAACGGCGTTTGCTATGCTTTTTGCAGACGCTTTGTTTTTAAGATTTGGCGGAGTAGCTTTATTCGCTTTTTTATCGCATCAATTAGTTGAACAATACCACTTAAAAAAATGAAAATACAATTATTTATTTTACTCACTAATATACGCTTGTCGTTTATGAAATTACTTGCGGTTGTTGGGGCGTTCTTTTTGCCTATTTCGGGAATATTATTTTTGATTGGTTTTGCGATCCTATTAGACACCATTACAGGAATCTGGAAAGCAAAGAAATTAGGAATACCGATTACGTCGCGTAAACTTTCGGCTGTTATTTCAAAATTATTCCTTTACGAAATTGCCGTTATTGGTTTTTATTTAATTGACTTTTTTATTCTCAACGATATAGTCAAACAATTCTTTTCTGTTCCGTTAATGCTCACAAAAATACTTTCGTTAGTGCTTGTAAGTATCGAGTGCATTAGTATTAATGAGAACTATTTTGCTATCCGTAAAATTTCCATTTGGGATAGTATGAAAAACCTTTTTGCACGTGCTAAAGAAATTAAAAACGACATCAATGGAATTAGACATAACGAAGATAGTTCAGAAACGCCTATCTAACGACCAATTTTTTCAGGACTTTCACGAAAAAAAACAAATCTATTTACACCATACCGCTGGGGGTGGTAATCCCGTTGCAGTTGCTAATTACTTTCAACAAAAAGAGGGCAAAGTCGCGACGGCTTTTGTAATTGGCGAAAAAGGTACAATCGTTCAATTATTTAGTTCTAAACATTGGGCGTATCATTTAGGATTAAAACCCGAAGTGTTCGCTGAAATGGGCGTAACTTATCGCAGCCTAGATAAAATCAGTATAGGTATAGAAATATGTAATTTCGGACCATTAAAAAAGCAAAACGGATATTTCATTAATTACGTTGGCGGACGCGTTGACCGCAGCCAAGTAACCGAACTAAACGGAAAATATAAAGGGCATATATTTTGGCAACGATACACCGACGAACAAATCGAAAGCACTCGTCAATTATTAGTTTACCTTTGCGATGCTTACGGAATAAGTAAAGATTATTTTGATTCTATTTTTGACATAGACAAACGAGCTTTGCGAGGGGAAAACGGAATATTTACCCATAATTCAGTACGCCACGACAAGTCCGATATTTACCCTTGTCCGCGAATGATTGAAATGCTCAAAACATTATGAAAAAACTAATCGCATTTTTAAGCGTTCTAACGATGCTTAGTTGCTCAAGTGAACGCAAGGCACAATACCACTATCAAAAGGCGCTTAAATACGGCTTAAAATTGATTACGGATAGCGACACGATACGAATTGTTAGTGTTGATTCTTTTGCAGTAATAAAAAACGACACAATTTATTGGGAAAAATTAATAACGTCAAAAGATACTATCGTGTTTTTTAAGAATGTTTATGTTCCTAAAACGCGTTTTCAAACACGGATCGAGTACAAGTATAAAACGCAAATTATAAAACAAGACGTTTTGAAATACAAGTACATTTATAAAGATAGCAAAGAAAAAAGAAAAGAAGTTCAGCAGGAAAAAAGGAAAACAAATTGGAGCTTATTCTTTTGGGGTTTTCTAATTGGTTTTGTTTCGTTTTTTATTTTAAGAATAGTTGTTTTATCAATTAATTCACCTAAAGAAATAGGTATTAAAATCATTAACGTAAATCTTATAGATTAACTTTTTATTTAAAAAAATGAAAAAAAACATACTTTGGACTGGAAGCGATGGTTTTATAGCAGGGTATTCTATTTCTAAAC